GCGATCTCGAGGCCGGAGGAAAGGGAGGAGCCCGAGGCGATGGTGAATGTGTTCACCGTGGTCAACCCGGAATCGAGGAGCAGCTCCTTGTTCGAGGAGCCCGCTTGGTCGTTGATCGCGAATGATCCCACCTTGAACGTGGCTGTGCCCGCTGCCCCGGTTCCCTGCAGGGCTCCGCCCGTGACGACGAGGGAGCCGCCGTTGTGATTCCCCGTGCCCCCGTCGCCCGCGTCCTGGAGCGTGATCTCGAGGTCCCCGCCGTTAGCGTCCACGCCCGACAGAGAGCGGAAGGTCCAGGTGTACTTGTCCGCCGCGACCCATTGCTGGATCGAGTCCGAATCGTCGCCCATGTAGATCTTGTCGCCGTCCCCGAGCAGGAGCGACGTGGCGACGTAGACCACGTTGTTGAGGTAGATGTTCCCGCTCCCGGCGGTGATGCGGATGTCGCCCGCGGCCGATGTGATGTCCAAGCCGTCGGTGCAGGCGCTCATGGACTGGATCGTCGCCCGGTTCGCCGTGGTGACCCCTATGTCCATCGAGAGGTATTTGTTCGTCGTCCGCGCCTGGTCGTAGACCTGGACCTGGCCGGGCTGCAGCACGCCGGCAACGCCCCCACCGATGGGGAGCCAGAGAGGATTGTAGCTGTGCATTCTCGTATCCTCTGTTGCTCGTCCTCAAGCGTTAGCCATGCGTGCCTATGTTCCGCGCGCCCCCGCGCTCAGGGTTTCATGAAAGCCAGCCAGGCGATGTCGTTGGACGAAGCCGCGATGCCGTTCCAGGCGAGCCGGGCCTCGTCCGGGTCGTTGATGTCCAGGCTCCCTCCGGGGGACAGCCACGCGCCCTTGTTCAAGAGGGCGTCCACGCCGGCGGCGAGCCATACGGCGTAGGTGTTGGGGTTGTAGAACGAGATCTTGCCCCGCTTCTTGTTTTCCTCGAGGAGTGCCGTCGAGCTCGTCCCCACGGCCTTCCCCCCGGGCTCGCCGGCGGTGTATCGTCCGTTCGCCATGTCATTCCCTCCCGCGCTCGCGCGCCATCTTTTCCGCAGATTCCAGCCTCTGCCTGGCCTTGATCTTCAGGAACTTCTCCCGGGGCGTTTCCTCCCCGGGTGCAAACTCGAGGGTCGCCGCCGCGATCTCCTTGCGGACGGGCGCCTGCTCGAGATCCTTCGCCTCTTCCCTGGCGAGGGTCAGCTTCGGGCTGTCGCATCGGGGGCACTTCTCCACCACTTGCTGGAAGAAGACGTGCCCACATTCGACGCACTTGAACTTCAGCCTGAAAATAGCCATGTCAGATCTTCCTCGCCGTGTCGTTGTATTGATGCCCGTAGAGGACCGCGACGAGCATCTCCACCGCCACGAGCCCCTCGGAGGGGAAACTCGGGACCGCTTCCTGGATGCGGCAGTCCGCTGCGTAATTGCCCCGGGTGTGATCCGAGTGCACCGCCCGGGTCAGGTCGTGGACCACGTCCGCGATCGCCCTCGAGGCCTCCTTGCCGTCCTCGCTCGGCTGGTAATGGGCGACCATCGCGATGCCCACGTTCCGCCACCACCGGGTCTTGTTCGCCATGAGGTTCTCGGGCGTGTACTTCTTGTCGTCGGAGATCGCGACCTCGGGGACGTCTCCGGTCCAGGGCGGGGGACCGCCCGGCCAGAAGATCAGGCGGGAGACGTTGTAGTTGTACCAGCCCTGCTTGGCGACGTCGGTGTCGGCGGCGTCGTGGTCGTAGGTCAGGTTGCGCAGGAGCGCCAGGTGGTCCGATTCCACCGAGTTGATGACCCCGGCTTCCTCGCGAACGGTGCCCTTGGCGATCGCCACGGCCTGGCCGGCCTCGAAGCTGGCCAGGCTCGCGAGGTAGATCTTGTTCTGGCCCGCCGCGCTGTTCTGGTTCACGTTCGAGGACGCATCGGCGCTGCCGTCGATGCCGAGCAGGCTCGATTCGAAGTGGTCTATGATGTGGTCCCAGACGTTGATAGCCATCTGCTAACCCACTCTCGGGACGCTGCGCTCGATCTTGTCCAGCGCCGTCCGCATGCCGTTTCTCAGGACCATCGCGAGCTCCTGGCCCCTGGCCCATCGCGTGAACGTGTACCGCATTTTCAGCCGCGGCTTGATCGTGACCTGCCGCTTGAGTACGAACATGGGCACCAGGTCCCCGCCCTTTCTCATGCCGAGGAGGAGGTTTCCCTTCTTGCTCCTGAAGGGGAAAAGGCCCCCCACGGCGTAAAGGCTGCGCTCCCCGGCCCCCACGTAGTCCGGCGCCGCCGTGTCCTTGTCCGTGATCCGGACGAACGCCCCGCGCAGATACCCGCCCTCGGTCTTGGCTTGACCGCCGTATTCCCGGCTGATCGGAATCGCAAGATACTTGCGGCGCCTGGCCGTGATCGTGCCCCCGTCCTCGTGGATCTTCATCCAGGGATAGACCGTCCACATCCGGGCGTGGATCTGATCGATGTCCGTCCCGCGAGGCGTCACCCAGACGGGCCAGGCCGCCGGCGATGTATGCCGGCCCCGGTTCAGCCCCGGGCGTCCGGACATCCGCGTCTCGATGAAGTGGGTCTTGAACAGGCGGATTCCCTTCGAGAACGAGAGCCGGAGCTGCTCGCCCATGATCTCCGGGGCCCGGCCGAGCAGCTGGCAAAGCCGCCTGAAATCCCCTTCATGCAGGCCGCTCCTCCCACCCATGCCGCCTCCCGATGAGCTGCGACCAGAGCCGACAAATCTGCCTGTTACTGGGTCTCTTACGGGCATTCCGTATTCCCTACCACCGCTCCACTTCCCAAGACCGGTATCGCTTGATCGTTGCACGCAGTTCGGGGAGCATGTCCCCGAACTCCCGGAAGTACGTCACGAAGGACGGGGTGATCTTTTCGCCCCCGCCCGCCACCATGCCTCCGCTGACCGAGGAGAAGCCGATGCTGTCCTTGGTCTTGAAGGCGTACAGGAGCTGCTGGTCTATCGCGTCCACCAGGTCGGCGAAGTCGGTTGCAAGCGCGGCCGTATCCGCCGCCATTCCGCCCGTGTACGTGATCTTCAGCGCCTTCGGTCCGGACGGCAGTTCGTAGTCGAAGGAGAGGATCCCCTCGTCGCCGTTGCCGAACGTGTAAAGCGAGGAGTCCACATCCGTTCCGGAGCCGAAATTCCGGGCGGGGTCCGAGTACACCGACGCCACTGCCGAGATCGGATATCCTTTCAGAAGCACCTTGGTCTGCCCTCGATCGATGTCCGCGTACACGGTCCGGGCCTCCGCCTTGAGCCAGCGGCCCAGGGCCTCCTCGGCGGCCTTCGAGATGGCGGCGATCTTGTTCGTCCACCAGTCGTCCCAGGCCGAGGCGAACGCGGTCCCGCCGAAGTACTTCTTCAGCCGATCCGTCGTCGTGACTGTGAGGCTTGCTGCCATTTACCAGCGTCTCCCGGGCCCGGGGCTGCTACTCGTCGGACTCTTCCGGGCCGGTTTCCTCGCTCTTTTCGAGTTCCTTGTTCGGCACCTTGCCGAGCTGCTTGTTCTCCACGCCCAGGGTCACCATGGGCTCCGCCGCGGCCGGGGGCGAAAAATTCTGCTCCCCCCTCTTGCTCAGCGCACTGAGTTCCTTCCGGCTCGGCCGGGCGAACTTTACCTCCTGGCCTTTCACCGCTTTCGCCGGGATCGCGATGAAGGGGGAGTCGTTGGGAACCCGGGTGGCGCCGCCGGCGGAGTCATAAACGAGCACCATGCTCGTGCCGGTCTTTTGGTCTTCGAACCGCCGCTGCAGCTTCGTCCCGTTGGGGTGATGGAAGGTGTACCCGGGCATCAGCTTCAGGATCACCTTCTCGTCGTCCGCGGTCTCGCTCAGATCCACCACGCCGGTTTCCTTTTCCGCTTCAGTGAGTTCCATGCGTGCCTCCTCGGTCGGTTGTTTCCGATGCTTCACTCAAGGGTCCGGGGAGGGGAGCCGAAGCCCCCCTCCCCACGAAACCCCTTCTTCTGTTGATCAGCCCGCGATGACCTTGGCGCAGATCGCCATGACGCAGAAGTCGAACTTCGGCGTGGTCCCGCCGATGGTGGCGACCACCCGCAGGTACCGGCCGTCGTCCTGGGAATCGACCTTGACCTCCTCGACCGTCTCACCGTTGGCGACGTTCCAGGAGTTGGTCACCTGGTCCCAGGTCTTGCCCGAGATGTCGGCGAACGTCAGGGTGTAGCCCTGCGCGATGCGGTCCTTCGTCGCCTCGTCCGCCCAGCTCGAGTCGTAGACCTCGCCGCCGCCGCCGGAGGCCACCGTGTCCTCGCCCCAGCCGATGTAGTTCGACGCGCTCGCCGAGTAGTCGCCCTGGAGGACGAGGTGGTAGTCCGTGCTCGCCGTGAGGGCGATCGGCCGGCGGAAGGTGAAGGCCACGGTCTCGCCGTTGGTGTCGGTCGTGATGTCCGTGGCGTCCACGACCTCGGAGGTCTGCACGGCGGTCCCGTCCGGGTCGCCGGTGCTATCCCCCTCGATCGTGAGCCAGATGTTCCCGCTGGTGATGGTCCCGACCTGCTTCAGGGGGATCTCCACCCGGTAGTAGGTCGGTGTGGCCCCGGCGCTCGTCGAGAACGCCTGGCTGAGTTTCACGTTGTTCGAGGCACCGAGCCTCAGCCCGGTCCAGGCGTCCACCGCCTTCGCCACCTGCAGGTCCGTGTCCACGGCCTCTGCGGTTGCTTCCTGCACCTTGCAGTCGAGGGTCGGGCTCGTACCGGTCACCGCTCCCACGTCGAGCGCGAAGACGATGTCCCGGTAATCTTTGGCGTCTACGACGTCCGAGTACTGCGTCGCGGCCGCCTGGCCGGAACACAGCACCCGCTTGACGTCCATTGCGCCTGCGAGGTAATCCATGGTTCACTCCTTCTGGGTTTCGGGGGGGCGGGTGTCTTTCAACCCGCCCCCCGCGTTCATCTCGTTCCCGTTTCCCGTCAGTCCGGATCCTTCCCCCCGGGGGCTACGCGCCGCGCGCGTCGGCCATGTACACGCAGGCCGCCGGGTGCTTCACGCCGACGTCCACGAGCTTCAGGCAGCGGATCCAGGTCATGTTCTTCTCGAAGGCGTCGGACGTCTCCGAGGACGCGGCGACCTCGAGGGTGCCCCACTCTCCGATGATGATGTAGGGCCAGTTGAGCAGGTAGATCTCCGAGCAGTCCGTGTTCGAGCCCTTGGTCAGGTTGATCGGGATCTGCGTCGAGGTCTCGATGGGGAAGCCGTTCCAGTCCTTCTCGATCTTCCGGCGGACCTCCCCTTCGGAGCCGATGAAGTAGGGCCTGGACTGGCTGTCGGCCCACTGCCGGATGGCGCTCCAGGAGCGCGGGTGCATGGCGAGCCCGACCTTGTCCTGGTCGCTGTTGGCGAGCTCCAGCTTGTAGAGCATCTCCTCGAGCTTCGCCTTGGTCGGGGTGGCGCCGTTCACGCCCATGGCCACCGTGGAGATCGAGCCCGTGTTCGCGATCCCCGTGGGCTGGTTCGCGGTCCCGCTTCCCCGGAAGACGGCGAGGTCGATGAGAAGGCCCACCGTCTTGGCGAGGTTGCGCTGGATGTAGGCCGCGGCCTTCGGGTTCGACCAGTTGAGCAGGGAATTGGAAACCTTGGTCATCCCGGCCGCTTCCTTCGGGGTGAGGGAGGGCTGGTCCAGGACCATGTCCGAATCGGTGATGGCCGCAGCCTCGCCGACCCAGTACCCGGTCGTGGAGGTGGTCTCGCGGGAGTACTTCACCGTCCCGACGAGGTTCTCCCACACGTCGGCCCCGAGCTTGTACGTGATCATGTACGCCCGGAGCTTCTCGACGAGCAGGGCCATCTGCATCTCGGGTACCGTGTACCCGCCGGCGGTGCCCGTCCCGTAGGTCATGGCTTTCTGCCGGGTCGCGAGCATGGTCTGCTCGTAGGTGAACCCGGCGTTCTTGTACGCGGGGCTCCCCTTGGGGATGAGGTGCTTCGCCGCGGCCTCGGGTCCGCCCAGGCGGCTGCCGAGGCAGACCATGCGCATGAACGCGGTCCAGTCCCAGTCGCCCTCCGCAGCCTTCTGCTCGGGGGTCCGGTCGTCCACCGTCACGGGCATCTGGTACCCGAGCATGGGGTTGCCGGAGATCGGGGCAACGAACTTGCCTTCGGTTCCGAGTTCGCCGGCCTCGGCGATCTTGACGAGGTCGGCCTCGAGTTTCTCGAGCCGCCCGTCGGCCTTTTTCTGGGCCTCCTCGGCCTGCTTCTTCATTTCGACGACCGCCGCCGGCACGCCCTTGAGCGCGTCGAGCAGGGCCTTCATCTCGGGTGAAAGTTCCATGTCAGGAATCCTCCTGTTGGGTGTCCTCGTTCTCGGTCTCGTTTTCGTCGGCGGTCTCCGTCGCCTCGGCCGCGTCCAGTTGGTCCTGGAGCTGCTCGGTCAGGACCTGGTACGGGTCCTCCGATGTGGCGTCCGCCGTGGCTTCCTCCGTCTGGGCTGTCGCCCCGGAGTCGCCGGCGTCGGCCTCGGATTCGCCTTCCCCGTCGCCCTTCGTCTCGAGCGTCTCGTTGAGCCTCTGTATGGCCTTGGCGAGATCCGCCAGTGCGCCGTCGCCCGGATCCGCCGGGGAGGCGTCTTCGCTTTCGTCGGCGGGTGCCGCGGGCTTCGATTCCGCGAGCCCCCGCACCTCCTTCAGCTCCGCGCGGAGCGAGGAGATCTCTTCCTTCAGGGCCTTGAGTTCCTCCGCGATCGCGGAGACGTCGGCCTGGCCGTCCTCGGTGTCGTCCGCACCGTCCTCGGCGGACTTCAGTTCCTCGAGGGGGTCGGTGGTGGTGACCTCGTGCTCCGTCTCGTCCTCGGTGGGCTCGCCGAGTTCCTCGACCTCGTTCACCTGGTCCTTCGCCATGTCGCGGATGGACCGGATGTCGAGGTGGTCATAGGCCGGCGATTCGAAATCGAAGACCTCGGTGGCCCCCTTGGTCTCGTCCGCAGGGACGGCCTTGAAGGTCATGTCCATGTCGATTCCGGCGGCGAGCTGCAGGCGCTCCATCGCCCGGCTCGCGTACTCGGCGGTCTTGGAGTCGGAGGCGCCCATGGCCTTGGCCAGGGCCTCGAGGTTCATGCCCACGACGACGCAGGAGATCTCGAAGACCTCGGTGTCGAGGAGGATCCTCCGGGCCTTGGCCTGCAGCTCCTCGTCGATGCCGAGGCGCTTGAGGTGCTTGGCGAAGATGTCCTTGCCCTTCTCGTCCCGGTCGCCGTGGTAGATCGCCTCGAGGGTGAGGTACCCGGCGCTGAAGTAGTCCATCGCCTCCTTGTCGTAGAGGTAGAGATGCTCCTCGCCGAGTTCGGTCTCCGCGAACCACGCCTTGAAGTAGGCGCCGACGTCGTTGACCTTCACGTTGAGAAGCTTCCCGAGGACGGGGGAATGGCCCGTGAGCAGGGAGTGCTCGTGGTAGCCCACGAATTTCGGCCGGGTGCCCCGCTTCTTCCACCTGAACATGGACTTCTTCCAGGCCCGGGGATCCCAGACGTCGCCGGAGAGGTCGGGGTTCTTCGTGGAGGCCCATCCCTCGATGGTCCGCTCCTTGGTGTCCACATCCTTGACGGGGATCTGCAGGAAGGCGGGCTGGAATTTGAAGGTGCCCGCTTCCGGGGCGGCTACGGTTGCGCTTTCGGCCATTTCGTCACTCCTTGATCTTCGGCTTGAGAATGCAACGGCAGTTGATTACCTCGCCTCCTGCGCCGTTCGGATCGTGAGGGTGGAGCAGTTTCTTCCCGTCTCCGGTCGTGAACTTCTTCCCGAGGGGCCGGTACTGCCCCGCCATGTCGGCATGGGAGTCCCGCGTGGCGTCGTCTCCCGTCGGCACCCACCAGTGCCCCTCCACCACCTCGGAAGCCTTCGCCTCCGCGTAAGCCCCGTGCTCGAGGGCCTTCCCGACCTCCGTGCGCGCGACGGTCATGGCGTTGTTCTTCAGGACGCCGTGGACCTTCTTGATCCGGGTCGCCATCTGGTCGAGGCTTTCGCCGGCCTCCATGCCCTTCTTCAGCGAGCGCCGCATGAGCGTGCGGCCCGTCTTGGTGATCCGCGTCACCTTTTCAGCGCAGTTCGCGCGGACCCACTTGGCGAGGTCGGCCCGGACCACGGTGATGAAGGGGGGCTCGCCGATGTCCTCGGCGCGCGCCTTCGCGCCGGCGAGGAGGGCCTTGGAATAGAGATCCTTCACGGCCTCCCTGAGCGTCTTGTCCCAGGTGTACTTCGGCGGGAGGACCGCCTCGATGTCCAGGCGCAGGGGTTTCTTCGGTGCCGCCACCTTTTCGGCGTCACCGGTCCAGCCGGTCGCCTTCTTGAAGCGGCGCAAGGCCTCGACGCGCCAGGCCATCCAGAAGCGTTCGACCTTTCCCTGGAACTTGGCCTGGACGGGGAGGACGACGTCGCGCTCGAACTTGGCGCCGTACTCCTCGAGGTCCTCGGGCACGGCGGGGGGCGGGAGGGAGTCGGAGTCGCTTTCGGGGGCCCCCGGCGACTTAGCAGCACGCGGGCCTTCGAGGAGGGCCGTCGCGGCGGCCCCCGGGAGCGACTTTTCCCCTTCCCCTGCCTTTGAGGCTTTGCCGTTCGTCCCGTTCGCGCCGGCGAGGCCCGACGGGATCATGCCGGTAGGAATGAACGAACCATCCCAACCCGGATACTCGTTGAGTCCGAGCTCGAAGCGTTCGTTCAACTGGCTCATGGGCACGCCGCAGGACCAGAGATCCTTCACGGCGCCCGTGTCCTCGCGGATGTCCTTTCGCAGGGCCTTGACCTGGCCCTTGTCGAAGAGGATCTCGTGCTTGCCGCCGTCTATGAAGCGGGCCAGCATCCAGAACGAGTACTCGACCAGGTCCGTGATCGGGAGCAGCGTGTTGTGCCAAAGCCCGGAGTCCTGGACGTTGGCCGTCGAGCGGTTGATGTCGTCGTCGAGGCCGAGGTTGGTCTTTTTCACCCCGTAGACCATCATCACGTCCCGGAGCGTGAGCTTGTTCTGCTCCGGGAAGTGCATCTCCTTGTGCGGGATCTGGTTCGGCTTCCACTTCAGGTTGCCGAGGATCATTGGATCGAACGCCCGGCTCGGCCCCTGGTGGCGGTCCTTGAACTGCTGAATGAAGGCCCGCTTCTGCTTGTCCGTGGGCTCGTAGTCGCCGGCCTCGAAGTGTCCGCCGGGATCGCAGGAGTTCTTGACGAACGCCCGGTTGTAGCGCTTGATGTCCCAGTCCTGCAGGCCGCTCATCTTCGCGGCCTCCCAGGGCGCCAGGCCCCGGACCGGGTCTTCGGGGTTCCAGTACTTGCCGTGGAAGATCTCCCACAGCTCGAAGGGTATGGGGTCCGCCGAGCCGCCCGGATCGTAGAACCACCGGACGGGCAGCCGCGTGACCGGGTCCGGCAGATACGACATGTGCATCGCCGGCAGGGGCCAGAGCGCGACGGGCCACTGGGTCGGGTTCTGCCTCACGCCGTACACGAAGAACTCGCCGTTCAGGCAGAGCGAACCGACCATGAACTCCTTGAGCAGGTTCGCCGAGGTGATCGCGTTCGGAGCGTAGAGGACCTCGCCGAAGGGGTGCCCCTCGACCTCCTCGTATTCGCCGTCGCCCTTGCCCTTCATCACCTTCAGCGGGACCTGGCAGATCGGCACCGAGATCGCGCGCGTGCAGGAGTAGACGGAGGCGAGCTGCTTGTAGGGGTTGTCCAGCGGTTCGTCGTCCGCCATACCCTGGAGGCTCAGCGGCGAGAAGAAGGAGGCGTTCGAGATCAGGCGGCCGGTCATCCGGGGATCGCCGCCCATTGCGAAGCCCGCGTCCTTGCGGGGGAGGTCCCGGACGATCTTCACGCGGCGGCCGTCGAGGAGTGTTTGGCCTTTGTCGTTCCATGACGTGAGGGGATAGGCCGGGCTTCCCGGCTGGACCGTGGCGGTCCCGTTCCGCCCCGATCCGTTCCGGCCGAAGATGCCCTTGATCTTTCCGAAGAAGTCCGTCAAATCCGGGCCTCGTCAATCGAGGCCCGCGTGCTGATTTCAGTTTTCTAGGAGGACAAGGGGAAGGCAAGAACTTCATTTCCAAGTTGGAAATGAAGTTGCCAATAGAGATGTTAGGCATATAATCCCAGATTATCGTTTTTCGCACGAGGAGAGCCATGCATAGAGAGATGAGCCAGTTGCTTTCCAAGGCCAAGGGCCAGCATAAGGATATTATTTGTGCATTCATCGACATCCGAGGATTCTCAGCATTTTGTGAAACTATAGAATCTCCTAATGTCGGCAGATTTGTAGTCCGCGTGTATCAAGAAATCCTTAATAAGTACTTCCCTGCTCCTAGCTATTTCAAAACTACCGGAGATGGGATGCTAATAATCTACTCCTACGATGGTCCGGAATATGAACTTCTTTTGAACAATGTTGTAAGTGCCTCTTGTGCTCTTGTAAGCATGTTTCCCAATTTCTTTCGCTCAGACCCTATAATCAATTTTGCAGTTCCTACGGAAATTGGAATCGGGATTAGTCGGGGACCCGCATGCGAGCTCGTGTCCGAGGGTAAAACAATAGATTATTCGGGGCGAATACTAAACTTAGCCGCGAGATTGATGAATATGGCACGGCCTTTAGGTGTCGTTTTTGACGCCTCCCTTGGATATGGCTTTCTTGAAGAAAACCAGAGGAAGCAATTCGAAAAAAAGAATGTCTTTGTAAGGGGAATTTCCGAAGACAAGCCTATCGAGGTCTATTCTACGAAGCACTTCACTGAGATACCGGCCGAGTATCTGCGCCCGCATAATTAACCCAAGTAGCCTGGAGAAAAAATCCTATTTATCCTCTTTTTCCTCGACATTCTGCGTGTGCCTCACCGTCATCACCCCGCCGCACTTCTCGCACCGCGCGGATCCCCGTCGCCACGGATGGTGAGCATACGTGGTCACGGGCTGCGTGTGCCCGCAGTTTTTGCACTTGCAGGATCGAACAACGGACCCGCGTGGGAGGCCTGCCGTTTCGTTCGGCGTCATTTTCAAATCCCCAAAATTTCCATGTCCTCGACGTCCTGCGTGCCCTCGGGTTCGGGTGCGGTCCTGCCCGGCGTGATGATCCACGGCGCCGCTGCCTGCCCCTTGCCGCGCACCTGCCAGGCGAT